TCCGGGTCAGTGTCGGGGTCAGTTTCCGGGTCAGTTTCCGGGTCAGTGTCGGGGTCAGTTTCCGGGTCAGTTTCCGGGTCAGTGTCGGGGTTTACTTCATCCCCGGTGTTGTGGATGCTTTCACCCTGAAACGCCCTGTAATCCCACGAACTGTTAAACTCAACCGTGATTTCCGTGCCGAACATCTTGTTAATTGAATCAAGAGCGGTTCTTCTCTGATTCAACATATCATCAACAAGAGGGTAAAGGTTATCTGTGTTTGCTTCAATTTCGTTTGCGGTCAGCCGCTCCCGTTTCATGTTGAAGTTTGCAGACAAACCGATTTCGTTAAACATGGATGCTTTAAGATACTGTTCAAATTCAAACAGGTCTTTCAAGCTGGTTGTGTTTGCGGTCGTTGCCGGGGACGTTTTCAAGCTGTCAAACAGCTTTGTTTCTGCAATAACACCTAACCGCCCATCGAACAAATCAGAAATGAATTTTTCTGCACTTGCCTTTGTGCTATCATCGTTTGCAGAAATGAGTGTTTGCAAACGCTTGTTGACCGTTGCCAAAATCATAGTGATTTCGTTTTCGGTCATAAGTGTGCAATACTTCCTGTAAAGGGGGATTAAACCCATCATTGCAGAATCGTTTTTCATAACAACGCAATCTTTGGAAATCTCCCAATTTGCATTGTAATTCAGATAGGGGACAGAAACGGTTGCAAGAGTAGGACGGTTATACACGTCACCTTGCCCGCCCAGTCCACCATAAAGGGCATACAAATCTCCGTTGATTTTGCCCCAGATGGTAAATCCCCCGGTTTGCAGAATGTGCTCCAATTCCTCAGCGGGAACAGTTTCGGGCAAACCGTGGTATTTGAACATGATGCTTGAGCGGTCAAGCATATAAAGAACACTGTCCTTTGTGCTTGCTTCTTTGTCCCGGAAATCCCACAAATTAGAACCAGAACCCAAACACAAATATTCAAATTTCTTGTCAATCTTTGCCATTGTTTACACCTCTTTTCTGGTAGTCAGATTGTTCAATGCAAGTGTGTTGTTTTCGATTGCTTTTCTAAGTTCTGCAATCTCCTGTTTGTGAACTTCTTCAGTTTTCAACATCTGGTTATAGAGCATTAAACACATAACGATGGGAAAACCGACACTTGAAACCGTCTGGACAATAACGTTGTAATCCATGGTTAAACCCCCTTGCAGATTTTAAGATAATTGTGGATTGCGTCACCTATTTCATTATTCTGGTAAAACACCCGGTCTGTCTTGAAAAACCATGCAATGCGTTCTTGCAGTTTAGAAATAGGCTTGAACACATTTCTATTATAATTCAGTTCTGCGTGATATTCAAGGGTATAAATCAAATCTTGTTCCGGGTTTCTCAATTCGGTTGTTTTGGCGTGAATGTATGTGAACATGGTTTCACCTACTTGCACAATCTCACACTGGAACAGCTGTCCGTTAAATTCGATAAAGTAGGTAAACAGAACATCACACGGTTTGTATTTCATCGGCAAATGTGGGTAAATATCCAGTTCCCAAGCGCCCCCGGTTATCATGTGCAATTTGGGATTGTTAAAGGCAAAATAGAAATTGTTTGCCTTTGAGCTTTCCATACTTGCACAATATTCAACAGCAACGGTCAATTTAGAATCCCCGTATGTGTAAACATCAATAGTGCCCTGTTCCATTTTCAGAACGTGTGTCAATCCCATTTCTGCAAAGTATGGACAATATTTATTTACCGTGTTTCCCAACATGAAAATTTTAACATCTTCTCTTTGGCGAACAATCGTTGAAACAGTGTTCATAAACAAAACAAATTCGTCTTGCAAATAAACGTGTTTGGTCAAAAATTCGTCAAACATGATTGTCTTGATTTTCGGGTAACTGATTGATTTATTGTGTTCCGTATCGGACAAAGAAAATGTGTATGCAAAACAATCCTGTTCTATGTTGTACAGGGGTTTCCCCTTTTCGTCATAATTGCAAAGATAAAATTTACCCGCCCAATAGGTAACACCCGAAAATTTTCCTTTGGACAATTTGGTTATTTCATCATTTGCAAGTAGGGCTTTGAAAATATCGCTTGCCCGTCTGCCTGTTATATCTTCTTTCCAGCGGCGAATTATTGCAAGCTGTCCCCCGGTGGTTAGGTATTCTTTAACCCCGTATTTCAAAACACTGTATGTTTTGCCGTTGGAACGTTCACCGAAAATCACGTTGTAAACAGCGTTCTTTTTCAGTATCTTTTGTAAACTGTAATAATGCATTACAATCTCCCCTCTATTCTTGCAACGGTGTAACCGTAGCTTTCCCCGGTTTCGTTTGCAATTTCAATTACTTCTTGCATTGTTTTCTTTTTGAGATTCTTTTGCCGTAAAACTGCCCTGTCCTGTATTAACCATTCTGCCGCTTTCCTATAACCGCCCATCGGAAATTTAAGGTTTTCAATATCACCACGACAGTTAGGGCAATACATCGCCTTGCCCTTGTAATGTTCAAAGGTATTACCACAAATAGCACAAACTGATTTCATGTGAATCACCTCTACAATTATTATAACATAATGTTCCATGTGGAACAATACCACATGGAACAAAAATCAAATACTCTTTTCTCCTGTGTACAAATACCCATCTCTAAGCATACACAAGAACTTGTTGTACTGCCTAGAAATAGACAATGTGAAATCACATTCTGAAAGATGGATTGCGGACGGGGAAACCACTTTGCAAGTGTGCCCCAAATAATCAGTAATTTCACCGGACATTTCAGAATCAATATATGTGTGTGTATTCTTTCCTGTGTGTTCCGGGGGAATATACAAATCATTATTGAAGTGATTGAAAATATCAATGTTATCTTTACAAATCGTTTCCAAATACTTCACACCGTTTTGCTTTGACAATCCAGCTATTGTAATGTGTACTTTTCCGTTTTGTTCGTACATATAACGTTTAGCCCCCAGCGTTTTGAAATGTTCGTAATTTCCCTCTAAATCCCACACACCAATTAACTTTTCAACACCCTTTTTTGTTTTCGGTTTACACCTGTTAAAATCAATGTGCATATAATCACACATCTTTTTCAATTTCTGCTCCACCCGCCTGTTATATTCTTCAATAAACCCGGTGTGCTTTTCGTAGTTCAGAAATTTAATTGAATCTGTATCACTGTAAACATAATCGTCAGCAATGTTCACAATGCCTGTCCACAAATTCCGTCTTGCGTATGCCGTAACCCACACACCCCACGGGTAATAGAGAAAACGTGTTGTGCTGTCATTGTATTTCGCAATCTGTTCTTCAAGCATTTCAGAATCAACGGGGGTTTTTACCCATTCCCCATTATACACATTTTCTTCTTTAACAATGTCAGTTACACACATACCATAACAAGAGTTTAGCATACCTTTTGACAACAAATATTCAACCTCTTTTCCCTCTACTCCCTTTAATGTGGTTTTCTTTTCGTAGAGGGTCAAAACGCTTTCAATTATTGCTTTAGGCAAGTAGGACATATAGAATTTATAACAGTTAGTGACGGCGATTTTTTCATAAGTGTAACAGGCTTTTATAATCTTCAAATCAATATCGGTGATTGAAGTAATCAATTCGTCTGCTTGAAACAATCTGCCGTTGTTCACAATCCCCCCTTTTATGTTGGTACATTTGCTTTCAGACAAATAACTTTCATAGGTGTTTTTTGCGTGTAACCCGGTAATTTTGCAATCAAACATCAAACCAGTGTCCGGGTCGTCAACCAGTTTCCAAAAATCAACGGTTCTTGCGTCAATAGGAATAGGCTTTGACATGGGAAATTTTTCGGACAACATAACATAAGGGTAACTAGACGTAAAATCAATAGAAAAAACGTTCTCCAATAATTGACCGCTCCACTTCATGCTTGCGTGTGTAAATCCACCCGCAAACACACGTTTCAACATCAAATATTGTGCCGGGGTCAACGAACATTCTTTCATTAAATCGGTGTATCGTTTGCGTTTACCTTTGCTGTCCTTTTTGTGGGCTTTGCTGGTATGCAAACAGTTATTCTTTACGAACTGCCGAACACGTCCCGTGTTTGTTAAGGGTATTTTTGTAATATCCCCATATTGTGCAATCTGTTCATTGATATAATCAAGAACAATTTCAACGTCATTGTTGCAATAACCCAATTCTTCATCGGTCAACGGGGTTTCGGCTGTTCTGCACAATTTATAATCCAAATCGCCCATTAACTTTTTAATGTCATGGGAAACCAGATTTTCAGCCAATTTTGCAAGAGAATAACCGCTCAAAATATAGCTGTCTCTAAATTCAATCCCTAAATCAGTTAGGGCTTTAATTGGTTTCCGTTCATCACTTGCAAACACATTTACCCAGTTGAAATATTTACGCATGAATTGAAATTCAAACGACAGATTGTGAACGTAAATAACAAATCTTTTTGTTTCGCACAAACCATAAAATTCTTTTAAGCGATTGCACAAATCAATAAATTCATCCCACGTTCTGCCGTAACAAATACCGTTACTGTCTGCAATACCAAACGTCCATTCATACATAAAAGCGAACTTCTTTTCATTGTAAACGGTTGAGGTGGTTTCAATATCAAAAGCACTTTCCAGATTATAATATTCAACCCATATTTTGGATTGACGGTCATATGTTTTTACCGTTTCCCCCGCAATATTCAATTTATAATTCTGGACAGATACCATTGTTAAATCTCCACAAAATCAAAATTGCTATTGGTCAAACTGTAACCCTCTTTATTGTCCTCAACGGGTTGCACATCTTTCATGAAATCAAGGAATCTTTCTAACTGTTCATCACTGGAAACCGCTTCACTTAAATCAAGGGCATCTTGCTGGACGGCGGTGTTTATCTGTTGCCAAATCTTTTGATAATCAAGAGCCTGTGCCGCCTGTCCAATGGCTTGATTATATTCCCGGATTTTTTCAGCCAATTCAAAGAACCTTGCACTTTTGTTTTTCAAGTCCTCTAACCCGTTATACTGAATCCCGGTGTTTTCTGCCATTTCCCGCAAAAATGCGTTTGCTTCACGGACGGTTGAAGTTCTATCATCCAAGAAATTTTTAAGCCGCCAAAATTCCGCCTGTAACTGGTTATAATCCTTGCCCTTTACACTGAACCGGATAGAACCGTTTTGCTCCCACGCTTGATAGGCGGGTAACATGGTCAGATTGTTGTTTTCAAGACGGTTCAACCGCTTGTTTGCCATGCTTGCCATGCGTGAAACCTCTGCTCTTAACTCTTTATACTTATCACTTGCCAAATTTACAGACATTCAAAAAACCCCCTCACAAATTTATTTTTGTCGTATTCGGTAAAACAGGCGTTGTAATAATAAACCGGGTATTTAATATTTTGGCATCTGCCATTTTCAAACGCCCAGATTGTTTTATAATTCAATCCATAATCCCGGCAAAAATCAGCTAAACAACTGTAATGCAAAACATCGGTTCTGAAATGCTTGCAATACAAACCAATTCTTTTTCTATCCATCATAGAAACACCTCTAACAAAACCGGGGGTGTGAGATTCACCCCAACACCCCCGAAACATTCAAGTGTTACCACCTTTTACAGGTCAACCCATTCAACAGAGAAGCACGGTTTGTCGTTGCGTTCATACTGCCGAATCTTAAAACCGAACTGGTTGTTGTTGATGGCGTCAACCGCTTCTTTGTCTGCAACAATTTCTTTGCAAACGTCATTCAGGTGTTTGGGCAGATTCACAAGTTCTGCCGTGGTGACTGCAACAGGGTTTTCACCGTACTTGCTCTTGTGATTGAAGTACAGAGCCATCACCGGGTAAACGTGTTCAGCGCCGTTGTTGTTGTACAGGTCAGACAGAGAAGCATACTTAAACTCTTTGGGAATCTCGAAATTGAACTTCTTGCCATGGTTAAATTTGCTTGCAAAACTCATTGTAATTACCTCACATTTCTATTGTAGTCTGTTTTGCCTTTGGGGATTATTCCCCACGTTCATTATACCACACCGGGGGTGTGGTTTCAATAGAGCATTGACAATATTTTTTCATTCATCACATGAAACAAATTCACGTTTCATAAATGGGTCATAAATGG